GACATCGCCAATGTTCTGCTTGGCATTAAATGTCTTTATGAGATGAAATTTAATCGTGCGTGGTCAGAATTTGAGAAAGTGACTTCTGAATATTACGAGTTTAAGAAACAAACCAAAGCACCATTCAAGTCCTTGAGGATAATACCTTCTTGTCCATCTCCGAGATATTTCTCGAATAAGGTATGTGCATCTTCGAGAGTATTAACCACGGCATGCTCGACCATATGGATCTTTGGAGATTTATCCATTACTTGCAAAGAAGCGAACCGAGTAGAATATGGAACACCACAATAACCATCAACAAACTGTACATAAGGAATAACATCCCATACGGTGGCATGTACAAGTGCAGCATCAGCAGCAGAGATCGTACCCTTGTTTGCTTTATTAAGAATGCCGTTGCCCGTTTGACGATCTAGGATCTTGCCGTCTTTAACAACTAGCAACTCTCCGTCAAATACACAATCAACCATTCCTGCCATGTCAACAAAATCTTGCTCTAGATTGCCAAGCAACTGAATCTCTTTACCATTGCGACTACGAAACTCGCACTTACCTTCACGAACGATTGCATTGAAACGCATACCGTCCATCTTCAGTTGAACAGCAGCAGGGAATTTAATCTTGTCCACCAGTTTCTGTTCAAATGGCGAGCAGAGCATCACAGGGTAATCTGCAATCAATCCAGTCCAGACAGAATTGGCAGTAGAGATAGACACACCACATTTCAAGTCTTTTTGAATGATACGCTCAATGACTTTTGCATCTTCCATCTCGCACTTAGAAAGAATGTCAGTCAAGTGTGCAATGGCAGCATTACCCGTAACGACTCGAGCAGACAATTCGAACAATTGATCAATGGCATACCCAAGATCAATAACTGGGCGCAGCGCATTGTGCGTGTACTTAGGGATTTTACGGATGTAGAATTGCGTGAACGGATCTAATGCCAGACGGATAATCTCACGCAACATTTTATCGTCTTTGTGTGCCGTCAACTCGTCAATCTTAAAATTACGAGAATTATTTGCTGCGAGACGATTGAAGAAACTATTGTAATTCATTATATACCCACCATATTAATATGACGACACTTACCACGATACAGAAACCCTGCACAACTACACACTTTGCCTCTGTCGGTTTCCTCTACAACATAAACTTCTCCAGTCGATCCACTAACCTTCCAACTACGATTCTTGCTCTTCTCGTCGAGTCGTTTGATAATACGAAACGTGCGATAGCGAGGATCAAAAGTGCGACGACCACCAAACTTCGTTGCCTTACCAGTCAGACCATTCACGTATGCAAACATGCTACGCTTATCATCTGAAAGAACATACACATGATTCGGAGTGCCGTCTTTCCACTTGGTGGTTTCTTTCACGACAAGCATTTTCAATTATTCCAATTCAGAGGATGACGGAATGTACACATAATCATCTTCATACTCGTCAAACGTCCAACTTCCATTCATTTTAGACTATCCTTTGCTTTCTCTTGGGATACAAACATATCATATAGAACAGTGGTTAGATACACCAGTGACGATGTCATTAGGATACCAACCACAATCATTGGAGTTAGTATTGATGCCAGTAGAGGAATCAATAGACCAACCAATATACCAGTTCCAAGTGTTACACCAACTACAATTGCTACACGCTTTAATGCTCTTTTCTCAGGACTCATACCTTATAATCTCCATTATTTTGCATACGGAAAGCACCAATTGCACCTGCAACTACTGCTATTACTATCACCACAATTGGACCGAGGACATCTGTGCTGGTTTCCAATGTACCAACAGCACCAAACATCGCTAATATCGAACCACAGACTAAAAATAGATTCAATTTCATATTCATTCCTTAGTTTGAAAAGAAAGATTCGCTTGATGGCGAACAGTAATATGGAGTGTCATAACGCTCTTGAAATTCCACACCAGTCATCGCATTTTTACGAGTGACGTATGTTTGAATCGCAACAACTCGGAACCCTTTTGATGCAGGGAAAACTTCGTTAACTTTGTTAGTTAAACCACGGACAATTTCTTCTTCCACTTCGTATTGTTTAACTAATACGAGGCGCTCACCGACTGTGGTACGACGGTCAGTTTTGTAAATTTCAAACGTATATGAAGTCATTTCTATTCCCTTATCTCAATCTATAATTAATTATACTTCTTTATTGAATTAAAGTCAACAACTTTCTGTTTAAGAACCTATGAACATATTGCCCTCAGAATTATCGAGGTAATATCCATTATCGTTCAGTGCCATGAATTCTTCTGCTGCTCTAAGAGAAGCAAATACTGCAGCAACACTAACTTCATATTCAACTTCTTGGAGAACAACGTATACTCGTATCATCTTCACTTTCCTTATCTCAATCTATAATTAATTATACTTCTTTATTGAATTAAAGTCAACTATTGCGAGTTCAGATTCGGGTCGATTTCGGCGATCAATTCACGCTCTCGTGCGTGGGCATTAGACTTCCCTCGGACGACCTCTAGAACCTCTACGACCCATCCATCGTGCTCACGCATGGTTTCGTACAGTGCCCAGTCTTTGTCGGTCTCGACCTCTGCTCGGTAGCAATGCTGCTGGAAACGGGTCATCGCCGACTTAATAAAGGCACGACCACGTGCCACGGTCAACCCGATGTAGAGATCCCCAGTCGGCACACAGGTCAACTGGTAAATAACGTGGTTTCGGTCAGTTCGCTTTTTCTTATCCATAAGACTATTATACGGGATTCTTGAATTAAAGACAAGTCCCTACAACCGCTGTAATTACAAGGGTCTCGGCGACTCCAACGCACAGCAGAGCAAGGATATCCGAGGGTCTAAGACCATGTACTAGTAGGAGTGTTCGGAGTCTATTCATAACGTAATTATACCCCATTAACTAATTACAGTCAACAGGGTATATCGTTGAAATAGAGGGATAAAACTACATTTTAGGGATACTACTAGCGACTACGATCCCAGAACCGAATTTAACATTATATTCGTTTTCTAGTTGTTGATCGGGTGATCCTTCAGCGACGATAGCATGTTTATTAATAATAATATCGCTACCGATTAATGGAAGAAATGGAGCAATTGCAACTCCAACTTGTTCACCTTGTCGTTGTAATACAATTTGTGCGGGATCTTTTAATGTGACCTTATCGGTCTCTTGAAGTGTTTCTTTTACTTGTGAAATAATATCTTCACCAGTAACTAATCTAAAAACTTTCACTGTCATAATTATTCCTGTGATATTAAATGTTCAATAAACTTAGTGGCATCATCATAATTATCGAAATGGTATAATCCAAATTTCTCATTATCATAATAATGATTATATATTATAAGTACGTTTTTATTTTTAAAAACAGAAACTTGTAATATCCAATTACCCCGTCTTATCGGTAAATAAGAAAGGAGGGTTTTATTTTTGCTGAGTCGTGTCGTTTTTGGTTCCATGGAATTTATTTAGTGACACGATAAATGGGCACCGAAGTGCCCACCAAACTATCTTATTACAATTTCTTCGAACGTGATTTATTAATCTGTTCGAGTTCTTCTTCTACAAGAGGTTGTGCATTATGTTTAGATAATTTCGAAACCGTAGAAGGTTCATCTGATACATCAATCTTTTTTGATTTCTTGTGCTCAGGGATAATGCGTTCTAACGCAATCTGAAGCATACCGTTAAGCAGTCCAGCACCACGTACCTCTACTTGATCGTTTAAAGCGAACATGCGAGTGAAGTCACGAGCACCAATACCCTTAAACAGATATTCTGAAGATTCGTCGTTCTTTGAAGAACCCTTTACGATGAGTTTATCATCTTCGAACGTAATATCAATCTCAGACTTACAGAACCCTGCAACAGCGATCTCGATAACGTATTTGTTATCGTCAATCTTTCTGATGTTGTATGGGGGATAGTTTGGAATGTTTTTTGTTACATCATCATGAAGTTTTTGCATGCGTTTAACTTGATCGTCAAACCCCACGAAAAATTTATCAAACAACTGCAGATCACGACCGAATACATCTTTAACGTATGTCATGTACTTCTCCTTTATTAAGCGAGTTAAAAAATTACGCATCCCATTAGGCGATGCATTGCCGCTTACTTTATACGGCGACCACTAACGAGGGTCAGTGAAATCTCTCGGACGCCTTTTACCGTAGCACCAAAACGGATCCTAAGGTTAGGAATCTTTATGCAACATCAGATTCTGCTTTTGCTTCTTCTGCTGCTGCTTTTTCTTCTGCCTGTACTTCAGCAACTTGTGGTGCACCTTGCGCTTGAATTTTATTAATCAATGACGCAACTGCCTCAAAGGGTTGCTTCGCTAGTGCACCGAGAACACCGTTTGTCTCGGCAATACTCAAATCGAGTTTAATACCCATAATATCTCCAATATTTAAATTAACGTTTCTTAGTTCCAATTGTATATTTGGCAACTAATTCCCACTCTGGTTTCTCTTTATAAGAAACGACTTTAATCTGACTCAGAGATGCTTGTTGCTTAGACTTCTCTGGTGCAGAAATTTCTAATAGACCCCAATCTGCCAATAAAGCAGCAATTGTATTGCGACGTTCAACGTCATTAATACTTAGGTTTGCTTCCTTACCGTCAAGAGCGAATAACTCTTTAAAGTGGACAATAAAATACCTACCCTGTTTGTGTAGTATGTGACAAGATTGATATAGAATCTTGTCCTTTTTGGATGCCACGCCTATTCTAGTAAGTGTTTCACGAACCTTTAAAAAGTTGTCTGGTTCTGGAAGTGTCACTTCAAGCATAGAGTCGGGTTTCCAGTCGTAATAAATCATGTCAACTGTCATTTCCTGCTACCCTTTTCTAATTTTTGTTCAATCAATTTCACTTGATCATCAGAAAGAACCTTTAATGCTTCTTTCGCCTTTTCTGAGGAATAATTATAGTATTCCATAACCAGTGCCAGAGACTTAGTTTCGGTATCTTTTTTATACCACTTACTGTATCGCTTGCGTTTTGGTATACTATTTAGATAATATTGAAATTGACTTTTACGAGGAATATTAGAATAACGATTCATCTCGTTTGCGTAGAGAATCGTATCAGGGAAAAATGACAGGGAACGATTTATGATAAACGGAGCATAATCCTTCTCTGCTTGAGGATCTACAAAAAGATCTTCTTTTGTTTCATTGATTGCTTTGACAACATCAAAAGGTGACATCTTTATCTCCCAGACATTCAAACTCTTCTTTCTTAAGAAGAAAGATTTTACCTGGGAACCGTTGACGTAGTGCGTCACTCAATGCTTCGTGTGTATCACCTTGAGCAAGAAACGAACCATCATCAACTTTAAACATGTAAAATATTCCATTATTATTCTCAATTCTACCGAAAATACGGTTATCGTTTTCCAGTTTTTCGTTTTGCTGGTCGAACTCATCGATGATCTTATTGATTCTAAGAACAGCAAACTGTTCTCTGGATATCCACCCGACGATTAAACCACCAACGAATACTGCAAGCAATAAAAGAATTTGATCCATAGTATCCTCACTTGAAAGTGCAGGAGGACATAATCTCAGTCATCGCTGCCATGATATTTAGTTCATGGTCGCTGACAAACGCAGCACGATGTTGATAATCAGCAAGGATCAAAACAATTTGTGGAATGCTCTTTGTTTCAAGATAGTCGTTCGCTTTGTCGTACAGAGAACGAAACAACTGTGCCGAATCAGCGTCCGAGTTTTTAGCAACCCACTTACGCACTTCGGTGAAGTTCTTGTCTTTCATATTCTGCATGAGTTCTTTAAAGGACTCATCAGACATGTTAGAAAGAATACCAACGTCAATGACACCAGAAACAGAGTATCGTTGAAGTTCGTTAAGGATACGACGATAGTCAGGGAAGTGCTTGGTCACCAACTCAGCAACAACCTTAGGATCGAATTCCACATTCTCTTGTTTAAGAATCTGTGTAACTCGCTTAAAGAACTGAGCAGCAATTTGCTGTTTTTCTTTATTGTCGATCTTAAAGTCGATGACTGCGCAACGACTGTGCAATGGTTCGATGATCCGATTCTTAAAGTTACATGTAAAGATGAAACGACAGTTGTTCGAAAACTCTTCAATAAATGCCCGCAATGCAGGTTGAGTACTGTTTGCGTTTAGGTAATCTGCCTCGTCAAGGATAACGACTTTCTTTGAATCTGTCAATGAAACAGTGGAAGCAAACCCTTTAATCTTTGTGCGCAGAATATCAATACCAGATTCTTCTGATCCGTTAATGAACAGAAAGTCTGCACCGATTTCATTACACAATGCTTTGGCAACAGTAGTTTTACCTACACCTGCACCACCACAAAACAGAAAATTAGGTAATTCGCCAGAGTCGATAAACTGACGCAGAGTCTTTTTGAGACCCTCTGGTAGAATACATTCACTGACTGATTGTGGTCTATATTTCTCGACCCAAAGGAACTGATCTTCACGTGATTCAATCATAACTGCTCCATAATAAAATTTAAAAGAGTTGCAGAGGGTTCTTTCTTTCTTGGGACTTTACCATTTGTTTCAAGGTAACAACTGGCATGAAACGGGCGGACATGACTATTATGTTTTCGTTTAGTTTTAGATTCCAAGTATGCTTCTGACAAATAACCTTTCTGCGTACACACAACACATGTGAATGTAGTCAACTCTTGTGTACCATAAACAGTCATGTGTTTATGACTGTCTGGAACTTTACGAGATAATCTTGCTTGAAGGGTTTTCAAACTCACCATGATGTATCACCATAATATAAAATGCCCCACTGGAACAATTCTACCCCAGTGGGTCATTGTAAACAACTCAATTATGCAAACGTAGAGTCTGCTTCAACTGCCACAAAATACACCAGATCAGAACCATTAGAAACAAAGCGAGAAATCTTCTTGCTAGAAATGCTAACAGTGTAATCACCTGGAATGAATTTCAGGTTGTCGATTTTAAGATTGACACGGAAGTTACTATCAGTATTACCGAGGGCAACACCATAGGTATTTGCAGTGGCATTCTTCTTATCACCAACGACCAATTTCAATTCACCACCTTCGCCGATAAACGAAACGTCAGATGCTCGTAGAACCGATGCAGTCTTAAGGATAGATGCC